ACAGGTGCGGACTTTAAAAGACATGTGAGCACATAAATATTGACATGATCGTCAATATCTTTATTATATTAAAGTGCATACAAAATTATACAAGTTTGTGCAAACAAAGTAAGACACAAACTTAGGTAAACATTTTTTAAAGTAGGCGTAACAGGAGTAAATATGATTAAACATATAGCAATGGGCGATGATCAAGGCCTAGACTTCTTAGGTTAACAATGAAACAGAAAATACTACTTATTAACGCCAGCTTTTTAGCTGGCGTTCTTGTGTGCAGCATAGTGTATGTTGGTGTGCCAGCGTTATTGACTAAAGAATACTTTCCGTTGGCATCTGCTATGGCTGTGCTGTTATCGGCAACAATCGCGCTATCATCTGCCTACTATACAGTAACCAACCACAACATAAGAACTCGTGAAAAAAACACTATTGACGTAATCCATCAGGGAAAGGGAAAAATAGGACCTGAGTACTTATACGTAAAAGACTACCTAAAAGACAATGAAAGCCAAAAACACGACGCGCTAATTTACCTTGCCAGGAATAGCGCAGCCATAAAAGAAATGAGGCCAGTATTAGATAAGCTCAATGAGCTAGAGCACCTATGCGAAGGGATTTTTAAAGGGTTTTACGACAAAGGTATAATTCAAGACAATCGTGGGTCAACGGTTATTTATATATGGGAAACACTAAAGCCATATATAAATGAAAGACGCACTGTGCAACAAGCTCGGATGGAAAAGCACCCAAAGTTTAGAGAGTCAGAAGAAAACAGGCCATTCCACTGGTTAGAAAAAGCTTACGAGCTATTTACTGACACAAACGATAAAAGTGATCGCGAGGTAAAACACTTAATAATTGCCAATATTCTACTGTTTATTCCATGCTTACCCGCTATTATTGAAATAGTAAATTAGCCGAAGGTGAATATATGAAAACTACATCGCAATTCTTACGCTTATTAGATGAAGATATAAAAGCGGGGAGTATTAAAAAAATACCTAGCTCAGTATTTAATAGAATAAGTGCCATTAAGCAAAAGGCGTATTTAGCCAGAACTAAGCAAGACGATTACGAGCCCGTTTAGTATGGGCTTTTTAATGCCTGTTGATTTATTTATTATCCAGAGCATTTAAAAATAGCCTAGCGTTTACGGTTTGGTGAATAAAACACTCAGAGCACACAAGCGTAAAAACAGGCACGTTAGCGGTGTCTATTTTATAGCTTGCAGTAAGGCAATCAATCGGCAGTTCATGCACACCAATTAACTCGTTTTCATTACCCAAAAATTTAAGCTCACCTGTTTTACATACAGGGCAAATAGCCCCGTTAGTTATTTTATTAAAAAAAGGCGCGGCATGATCAGCATGCACCGCTAAATAATTATGTTGTTTGCCCACACTTAACTTGCCCAATCAATCTAGTTACTTCAGCGCAGTATAGCATTAGCTGTATAAATACACAGGTTGTTAAAGCCTGAACGAAAACTTAACCTGTATCCCAAATATAAAATAAAAGGAATTATTGTGGAACACACATATTTTCAAAATGAAAGCGGTAAGTTCATTGCAAAAAAGCTACCAACCACCAAATTAGCATGTGTAAAAATTAAAGACGATAGCGACCTATCAGGGCTTAAATATGCGCTTCAAGATGAAAAGCCAAAAAATAAAGAGCAATTTAAAACGCTATACGATGAAGAGTTTAATAGTCATTACGACTACGACCCAGAAGTCGACACCTTCAAAGACATGGTTATGGCAAACAAAAATAAAATATTAGGTGAAGAGCTATGGATTAAAACTTATTGGAATGAGTTAGATATATTTGTAAATGATACAGAAGAGCTAGAGCTACAAGAAGAACCTCAAGTTGTAAGCGAAGATTTTGCAAAAAAATTATTAAAAGCCAAGGTAGCGGAACAAATAAAAGAGCTAGAATATAATGATTGGCAAGGCTATTTATCTAAAATGAAACTGCCAGATATAAAAGAACTAGCCAAACAAGCAGGGTTAAAGGTATCAAAAAATAAAGGTCAGTTAATTCACGAACTAATAATTTTTGAAGAGCAAAACACCGGTACTTTAAAAAAGCCTACGCTAATTAAAGCATTACCATCAATGGTAGAAAAAATACAAAAAATACAACAGGCATATATAAATGAAATTGAAAAAGGACTAAGTGAGTTTGAATATCCAGAAAAATACAAAGCCGCAGTTTGGGTATTCGTTACAGACTTTAATGAAGGCGACATAAAAGAATTAGCAGAAGAAAAGCTTAATGAATACAGCCAAATAATAGAAGATGATGATCAAGAGTTATCAGCGAATGATGAAAGTGATTTAGCAATTAAAATAAGCATTTCAGGTGGAAAAGTTCACACAGATGACCCCCCTGAAGAATCATGGATTGAGGAAGTAACAAAGCACACGTTAAAACCGTCGATAAAAATTAACTTTCAATATATAAATAGCAAAAAAGAAGCGTCAAATAGAGAATTAAGGCTTGATGCCATCATATTTGATAATGGCTTAACCTACTTTTATGGCTTTTGTTATAAAGCCAACGCAATACGCACATTCAGAGCCGACCGAATTGAAAATGACGTAGCAATTATAGAAACGGGTGAATTAATTAGCGTACAGCAGCTAGTAAATAAACAAATTGAAGGGCTGAACCAACATAACAACCCAGCAACCCCTTCACTAACTCAATCAACCATTAAAAAAGCAGCGCCAAAAACAGTTAAAAAAGAGAGCTTACTTAACAGCACAAAGCAAAAACCAACAAACAACCAAATAACAAAAAAACCAAGCACAATCAGTATCGTTATTGGTTGGTTCTTAGGTCTATCAGCAATAGGCGGAGTGATTTCAAATTTTGAAAATAAAGAGTTCTTAGCCGGAGTTGTAAGTTTTTTTGCTATTGGCTTTTTAATTCCGCCTTTACTAAACAAAATTAATTCAACCAATAAAAAAACAGCTGAGGAAAAAGGCAAAAGCCATTCAGACCTAACTCAAAAGTCAGCAAATATATTTGGATTTATTTTAATAATAATTTCAGCCGTTATCGGCAGCTAACAAGCAGCCCGCCAAGTGCGGGCTTTTTTGTGCCTGGTGTTAAAACGATTTGCCAGCAAACACCACTTTACCTACTAATGTACAATTACCATTAATTGGTATTAATTGCTCAGGCCAGTTGGGGTTAGCGGCTTTTAAAAACTTTTGTCCGCTTTCAATAATTAGCTGCTTAAAGGTAGCTTCGTTATTATCGTCTAGGCGCGCTACTACGTAAGAACCATGAATACACTCTGCCTCAGGGTCTACAAAAATCAAATCACCCTCGTAAAACTTAGGCTCCATACTTACACCTTGGACTTTTAATGCAAACGTTTTATCGCTCGAATTAACAGGGCACATATAGCGCGTTGCATCACATTCGCGCACTTCGTTTATTTCTGACCAAGCACCTGCTTGCACCCAACTTACCAATGGAACAGTAGATTTAATTGTTGGACCTAATGAAACGTTATTGTTAGCGCTTTTCTTATCAGCTTGAGTTTCACCAATCCCAAACAGCAAATATTCTGGGGTGCAGTTTAGAGCTTCCGCGAGTGCATCTATTTTTCGGGGGCGTTTTGTTTCGCCAGATTCAATATTGTGAATAGAGTTTTGTGCTAAGCCTGCTATTAGACCTAATTGCGCTTGTGTCATCCCTAACTGAATACGTCTTTTTTCTACTCTTTTACCTAAATCCATTTGTAAATTCCTAATATTAAAAATCGCTTAAAGTGATAAAAACCGATTATCTGCTTTTTATTTTATTTTGTCTAATCAGTTAAATCGATATTGACATCGGTTTAACTGATGTCTATTATCGGTTTAATTGATAAATACTGCTTGGAGGAAATATGAGCGCCGTAGCAAAAGCAATAGAAATAATTGGTGGCCAAACAAAAGCCGCCAAGCTGTTAAGCACAAAACAAAACATTATTTGGTACTGGATTAACCGCCATTGCCAAGCCCCAGCGAAATACATCCCGCGTATTTCAGAACTAACAAACGGCGAAGTATCGGTAAACGATTTACTGGCCGATCATCAAAAAAGCAAAAAGGAAGATGCAGCATGAGCACTGAACAACAAATCATTTTATTAGATATTCACCCAGACGCTAAAGCCGTGTTGTTTGCACTACTGCAAGAAAACAACCAACTACGCACTGAGCTTGAAGAGCAAAAAGACCGCCTAGTTAGCACCGTTGAGGCATGCGAAGTATTGGGATGTGCGCGCAAAAAGTTTTGGATTTTGTCGAAGTTGTCTGATTTTCCTAAATCAATTCAGTTTGGCAAAACTAATCATTATCGCTTAAACGAGCTAATTAAATTTAGAACCCAGTACCAACAGCAAGTAAATAACTAGGGGTAAGGCAATGACTACTGAAAAAGACCCATTATTGGACGTTGTTTTAAGCGACGATTATGAAATGCCAGATTTCATAATGAAAGATATTGAATCTGTAGAAAAGCGAATTAAAAACGCCGCTGATGATAATGAGCAAGTCGAGTGTTTGAATGCACGATTAGAAGAAATTCAAGTAATGGCTGTTACTCAGCTAAGAATTAAAAAATTAGAAGCAATCTTTGAAGGTTTATTACCTTACGAAGAGGGGTTTTCTGGTCGGACATTAGGATTAGCTATTGCTGCTTATTTTAACGTTATTAAAAAACAACCTAAACCACTCAGTAAATTTGTTGATTTACCAGTGACGGAACAAGCCGTGGCTATTGTGAATGCCATCAAATATTCAAAAGCATTAAAAGGCAACGAAGATAAAGCAGCCACATTAAATCGTTTTATAAAAGGGCTGCTTGATGCTGAGTTGGCTATTTAGTCTGCAAGGCCAACGGTAGTTTGAATTGAAGTATCTAATTCTAGTTCTTTTAAAAATTCAACGCCGTTTTGAGTAATTACATAGTGTTCGTTATCAGCCGCAAGCGCTACGTATTTTTCAAAGGTTAAAAAAGCTAACGTGCCAATTACTGCTTTATCCGGCTGTTTGAATAAAACAGCTTCAGGAAATGCTCCACGTAAGTTTGTAAGCACATAAATTGCGGCTTTATTAAATTCGACATTATCAATTAATGAATCAGATTGGTGATTAAACATAAGGTTTCCTCTTTGTTTCGGTTTGTGAATATTTCGCACTTGCAACATACCAGAACAAAGAGGGTTTTTACATAAATTAGAGTGAGGTTAATAAGTTATGGCAAATGCAGCATTAGAAATTGCAAAAAAACGCGATATTACAGGCGTAAATAAACAGCCTGAAAAAACCCAGTTAAAAGTTGTTGATGTAAAACCAACACCAAAAGGACTTACTGAAATTAGAGGGCTATTTAACATCGATCGTCATACCGCTGAATATGTGTATACGCACTTGAGTAAACCGCAGCAAGTAATTGTGTGTTATTCGGCAGGACTATCTAAAAGTGATTTAGAAAGGAGCTATCACCAATTTGACCGTGAAAAGCGACTTAAAATACATCAAGCTATTTTGCAGCTTCAAGAAATAGTAACTGCTTTTGTTGATGCTAATGCCATGACACCAAGCCGTTTTTTACAAAAGCGAGATTTTAGCATTGCTAAAAATACTCAAAAAACAGAACAAGCACATTAGGGATTAGCCATGACACCTGATCAACTAATCAACCAAGATAGTGGCAATGTTGAATTTTACACGCCCGATAAAGTTTTGAAGTATGTGCACCAAATGTTTCCGGTTATTGATTTAGACCCAGCAAGTTGTGTAGTGGCTAACAAGTCAGTAAAAGCAACGTGTTATTTAACCAAAGATGATGATGCATTAACACGAAATTGGATAGCAAACACGGTTTGGTTAAATCACCCATTCAATAAAGGTGAACAGGCATGCAAACCGAAGTGCGTTAAAAAAATATGTAACGACCCGACTTACAGTAAGTATCGCGGCCACTGCATTACCGAAGACATAGCCAGCAACGGCGATTGGATTGATTACTACTTAGACCAGTACGCACAAGGTAACTTTAAAGAAGCAATGAATATTACCTTTGTTAATAGCTCAGAGGCATGGTGCCAAAAGTTATTAAACGCAGGTTTAAGTTGTTTTATTGATGGCCGTACACATTTTAACGATGCACAAGGCAATGTAAAAAAAGGCGCACCTAAAGGCTGTTTTATTACTTACCTAGGCGATAGAACCGCAGAGTTCCGAAAGATATTTTCAGCGCTTGGAGTAGTGAAGTAATGAATCTACGCACATAGCTACACATTCTCAGTAAATCTACACCAATAATTTAATCCCAAAGGACTACTAAAATGAACACAATCAAAGACCAAGATCACTCTAAAAATCAGCTATTAGTTAAAAACATTGTTGAGCATGCGGTAGACCAAGCCAACTTTACTATTAAAAATTTAGGCAAGCGCTCTACCGTTGCCATGCTAATGGAGTGCGAAAACTGCCTAACTGACTTTATGCCAGTGGTCAAACTTATTGCTGATGACTATATTGAATACGCGCCAATTTACGACCAAATGTGCGCCGCAATTGATGCCGTTCAAATGGGTGAAGATTTAGTTGAAATAGAGTTTGCCGAATAAATGGCAAACCCCAAACCACTCGACTTACAAGCCCTTAGACTATCTGGTATAGCTAAGGGTTTAATTTCGTCTATAAGTGATATTGACGACCGCAACTTTTTAGCGCGTGGCCTGCAAAATGTGCCAGTGCCTTTGCAAAGTCGTATGGCTCGTAAATATATAGACCGCTACAACCAAAAAAAAGCGGGTAGCCAATACCGTGCTAATACATGGTTACGCCGTACCATTGCCCGTTTAAAGCCGCGCTTTGGCGTACTGTTTAGTATTACTCAAAATATGCCATTGCCATGGCATATTTTAAGCAGTATTGAAAAAACCAAAAAACACGCAGGCACACTCGCTATGGAGTGCGTGCAAATAACGCTTGATGTAAGCGAAGAAAACCAACACCTACCGTACGAAAAAATAATATCGTTAACCTACGATGCAATAGCAACTCATGCAAAAGCTGTAGGTGCTAATGTACCATTTTACGCCATGCGCGATGACAACCTGCCAACCGAGTGTTACGAAATTGCACTGCTAAAAATGCAGTGTGATAGGTGGTGGGCTCGCCAATTAAAAACTATTCGCCGCCAGTTTTTAGAGTTACTAGAAATTGCCACAGGCCAAGTAGGCAAAGATTTATACCACGATAAAAAAAGCAAAAAGTTTAAACGCCGTGGCATTAGCCCTTACTCGTCAAAACAGGCACAGCGCGAATTTAACTTTGCCCAAGCCAGTGGCCGTCAGTTCCTAGAAATGATGGAACTGCAAAGCAGCGACGGCGACGTAATAAGTTTAATTGAAGCCGTAAAAAGCGGTATGGCAAACCCTGCCAACCGCCGAAACGAGTTAATGTTACGCATACGCGAAACCGAAGAGCTAGCCGACGAAATGGGCTATGTAGGTGTGTTTTACACTATTACGTGCCCGTCGCGTTTTCATGCAAACTCAAGTAAATGGCATGGCGAAACCCCGAAAGATGCACAAAATTACCTAACCCAAACATGGGCTCGTGCCCGTTCTAAGTTAAACCGACGTGGCCTTAAATACTTTGGTGTGCGCGTAGTTGAGCCACATGCCGATGGTTGCCCGCATTGGCACATGATGCTGTTTATGCCAAAAAATAAACTACAAGAAATCAACGCTATTTTGCGTTGGTACTTTATTCAAGAAGATAAAACAGAGCTTTACGATTATTACGGTCCTGTGAAAACCCGCGCAAAAGTAGTAAACGAATGGGTAGATATAAACACCCACGGCACGCACATTAAAACCGTCGAAAAATGCGTAAGCTACCGCGCAGGCACTAAAAAACATGAGCTGTTTAAAACCTATAAACAAAAGCGCCGCGAGTGGGGTCTTAAAAAAAGCCAAGGTAAAAAAGCCAAAGCGCCTAGTAAATTTTATCGTACTTTTAGCCCTCGCTTTGACGCCATAAAAATGGATAAAAGCAAGGGCAGTGCTGCCAGCTACATTGCTAAATACATCAGTAAAAATATTGATGGCTACCAATTAAGCGACCATGAAGATGCCGAAACAGGCGAAAACCTGCAAGAACAAGCTAACCCCGTTTTAGCCTGGGCTAGTACATGGAATATTCGCCAGTTTCAATTTCAGGGCTCGCCAAGCGTTACCGTGTATCGTGAATTGCGCCGCATGCCAAAAGGGAAAGCAATAAGCGACGAGACCATAGAGCCTATTCGCCACGCTGCTGACACCGCCAACTGGAAAGATTACGTAAAGCTCCAAGGCGGTATGTGTATAGGCCGTGCTGCTAATTTCAAATCAATGTACGAAGACACACAAATGGGCAACGATTACGCCGAAGTAGTACGCCGCATAAAAGGCATTGTTACCAATGTAAGTATCGAGTCAAAGCTTCACCGCATGATTAACAATGTTTATAACGTTACCATCGAAACAAGCCTTAAAACTCGCCTAGTAGAATGGACCAGGCAACTCAAAGGCACAGCCGAAAAACTCAATGCTAAGGATAACACCAACGTCGGCGCAGCCGACCTATCTTGGACTAGTGGTAATAACTGTACGCCTATAGCCGCAGGGTCTAGAGCTGAGTTGTTACTCGATATGATGGGCACTTCAAAAAATGACGTTGATGAAGTAATAAAGGATCTAAATAGCGGAAAAAGGATCAGCCGAAACGGCCAAATTTACCAAATACGAGACGGCCAACTTCAAGTTTTAAATGTTGATGAGCAAATAAAGCATGATCAGCGCTTAGCTATTGAGTCATTGGCTAAAACATATTCTCAAAAAGCAGGTAGCTGGCACATAACCGAAGCCCATTGGCAACAAGCCCGCGATTATGTAGAGCTTGCTTATAAATACGCGCAGCTTGACGGTCGCAACACACCAAATAATACCCATATACAAAATGGCCTAGTCACTATTGGCGATTGGGACCTAGTTACTTTAGTAAAACAAGGCAGCGCATCAGCAATCAGCAGTAACGATTGGTGGGCACTAGATTTAATGGCGTAGGAGAAAATATGACTATTCAAATTTCAAAAGTATTAATGCCGATGGCATGTATTAGTTGCCAGGCATTTTGCCCAAAAGGTTTTGCAGAGGATCAGCACAGCCCGTTTATTACAAAATTCGACAAGCCAAAGCCTAAAACCCAATACGGCCAGTGCGGTAAAACCAATAACAGCGTTTTTGCTACCGAAATTTGCACCGGTTATCAGCAAGAACCTAACGCCAACGTATTTACAGTAACTAACAGACCACAACCAAAACAGCAGGTGACATTATGAATACTCACTCAGCAGCAGAAAAAATGCTTTCAACCGGGTTATTTTATAATGAAGTTTTATTAGCTCGCGCATTTGGCGAGTCGGCTGTAAGTGGAGCGCGCTGCATAAAAAACATTTGTAACAACGATCGTTACACAGTCGAAATTAAAGAAAGCCCAATTAAGTGCATAAAAGTAACGGCCATTGATGGCCGCAGCGTCACTATTGACCAGTTACAAAATGCCGCATTGCTATTTAAGCGCCCACGTTTATTGGTTGGGAGTAATAGCCATGTTTAACCTAGAGACTGCGTTCGAGAAAAGGGTTTTTTGCGGTACCGATATTTTTACCGCGATTAAAGATGGAAGGGTTGTTTTTAATGGCGAGCATCTTAAAGGTGTAACGCTTGTTCATGATCAGCATTTGCTCCCAATGGAGCTGCTAACTTTTGATAAAGAGCTTAAAGAAATCATTAAAAAAATAGAGGGTAAGCTTCAGGAGATCAGCCATGGCCACAGGTAAAATAACAGCAGGTGACGTTTTCAATAATTGGACAGTACTAAACGAAGACCGCCGCAACCGAGGGGCGCAGCATTTTATGTGTAAATGCGTATGCGGCACCACTCGCGTAGTGCGCAAAGATAATTTAGGTCATGTCCAGGGCTGCGGTTGCGAGCGAAAAGAATATAAATTTCGCACCGGCCAAATAAAAACAACAGCAAAACCAAGCACTAAAAAGGCGCGAATTGTTTCACCAAAAACAGTAAGCGCACCGGCCAAAATGCCGCACCACGAAAACCAAGAGCCGCGCCAGCAATACCAGCAGCGCAGCAAGTCAAAGCGCGAACTGCTAGAAGAGCGCTTAATGCAAATGCAGTTAGAAAAAGAATTAAGCGAATTATGGTGATCAATGAAACCAAACGTTAAACGTCGCAACTGGGTGTACCACTCAGTTGTTAAAACCAAAAAGCAGCAAGGGGATCAGCCAAAACCTAAAAACAGATAATTGACAGTGCGCCTTGTGCGGGGCTATAGTAAAAAGGCACTGGCAAAATCCAGTGCCGGGATTCGAACCCCGCAATTAACAAAGGTGCATTGTCACCAGCTTTTTAGCTGGTTTTTTAATGCGCGCGCTTTAGCACACCCATATTATGGTGAGCTGGAGTGAGGCCACTTCGGTGGGCCGTTTCTTTGTTTGCGGTAGTTCGAACCTCGCTTTAGCTTGCCACCCAAAAATTCGAACTTTTGAGTGGCTTAAATGCATATACAAAACAAAGGTTCTTATTATGAATAACCAACTTATTATTTCAAACACCCTAATTCCTGTTGATCATTACAACCGTGTAAACCTGAACGCATTGCATAAAGCCAGTGGACTTCAAAAGCATAAAGCACCTAATCAATGGTTAAGGCTAGAAGGGACAAATGAGCTAATTAATGAGCTAACCGCAGATCTGCAGTTAGCTAACCAAGGTGTAAATTTACCCTTAGACCTAGAACCAATGCATTCGGTTCGTGGTGGAAAGTCACCGGGCACATTCGCCCACGAACTATTAGCCATATCTTACGCAGGGTGGATCAGCCCTAAATTTCAATTAGAAGTAAACCGCGTATTTTTACACAGCAAACGCAACGAACCAGAGCTTGCCACTTTGCCAACCCTAAGCGAATTACCAATATTAGACTTTCCTGAAATGCGCTTAAGTATGTTCATCCCGTTTAGAGACATGTTTGATTGCGGCTGGCGCTTACGTATGAACCAGTTATTTACCATATTGCGCCAGTGCCAACGCAGCAACACACCTATAAGCGTTAAAGACGTGACAGGCCTAGAGCAAGAATTGCGCTCACTGCTTCACATAGTCGAAACCCAAGGTAACAAACTAAGCAGCATTCAGCGGTTTGTGAATCATTAAAAGGCAGGCAGTAAAAAGGGCGCTAAATGCGCCCTTAGTTTTATATGTTAAAATAATCGAAACAAACTTTAAAAAACAGAATAATTAAATTAGCTTGTACAGCTAAGTTAATAAACACAAGATTATATAAAAGGTGGAAAATATATTGGATTTAATTAAAAGTGCATACCAAAAAATTGAGTCTGTGCTTATTAAAGTTTATTTAATAGCTTTCAAAATAGTATTCTTAGCCCTTTTACTATTTTCTTGCTACTTCATTTTCCTGATTATTACTTCTAAGGAATCTGAGATTTCAGCCTTGTCTGCACTCGGTAGTTTTCTTGGGGGTGTATCTGCTTTGTTCGCTTTGTCTTTTGCTTTTTATGAATATCTAAAATATAAAAGAAATTCTGTAACTCGAACAAAGAGAATGCAGCTTTATACAGTCGACTTACCGTTGTTTATTGAATCTTACGAGCTAATGATAGCTCACATAATAAGTTCTGGTTCAAGTGAAACTGAAAGATTCAGACGCGATGTAATGAGCTATTGGACTGAACTTGCCAAACAAAGAGCAAAAATTCTTACAGAGTTAGAAGGAGTAAGCTTTACTGATGAGCGTTACAGTAAAATATTATTAGAAGGTAAAACAGTAATTACCCACTGTGAACTAGAAGTAAACTTACTCAGTAATAATGTTGGTAATATATCTAGAGTAAATGTAGGGAAAAATGAAAGTTTACTTTATGAATTATTTAAAAAAACAGGGTTAGTAAAAGTAAATATAGAGAAATTAAACCGATTATTCGAAATACAGCATGATTTTTATAAGCTTAAGAAGGCAGGGCTTAGCAACTTCGATGAATACAACAAGTGTTGTCTGAAAATTACTTCTGAGAGCTTGAAAGCCTTAAATAATTTAAAATCAGATCTAAGGGATAGTTAACAACTCTAATTGCTCTTCACGCGGTAGGTTTTTAATAAGCGACGCCGCTAATTGCGCAGTGGTTTTACAAGGCGGGTTTAAGAAGTGATCAAACGATTGGGTAATACGGAACGTGGCACCGCATTCGCGAGTATTAGTACACGAGCAATATAAATTAACAACATGGGCGCTTTGTTTTTCGCGTGACGTAATTGTTGCTTTAGCTTCGCAATTTGGACAAGTAACCCGCGCCATAATAACCACCCATCGTTAATAAAATACACTGTAATTATATACAGTGTATTGATGTTTAACAAACAAGCATTTAATTATTGGCTGAGAACCAAAAGGGCGAAAAATTCACTCCTCCTCGCCTTCCGCTTTCGTGCAAAAAATGCGTTCAATTGACAACCCCAGTGACAAGCCATTTTTAGCTAGCCCTTATAACTAAAGGATCTGAATGGAAGTTTAAAAGGATCGTAATGGCAAAAATGTGACAATGTTTGACAAAAAATGACAATTAAAAGATCAAATAGGTGGTGATTTACTTAATATTGAAATATCATTAATTTATTATCAGTTAAGTGATAAATAAATTATGAATTATTTATACAAAGGCTCTCAAAGCCAAGAGCGGTTAAATGCACTATTGTCGTTTGGTAAAAGCACCAGTGAAGATATAAAAGCAGCACTCAGTGATTACTTAGTTCGCGGTATAAGCAAGACCAATGCAGCAACACTTAATGGTGTGCCTGGGCCAAATTTTACAAGGGCACTTAAGCGTCTTGAAGTTGTTGCAGGTAAATTGGAAAACGCATTAGAAATTGAATGGTACTCAAAGAGGCAAGATATGAAATTAGAATTAATAAAAGAAAGAGTTGATGCTTTATTGGTTGAGTTAAATTCGTTACTAACTAGCCTTGATTATTCAAACGATGACCTAGAAAACCACACACTTAGAATAGCTAATAGGCTTGAGCTAGAGGTAGAGCACATAGGCACAAGCAAGCGTAGTACTGAAAATGAACATTGTTATCTTGCTGCCATTTATGATGATGTGCTAAACCCAATAACGGATAATAAATACGAGGTTACACAAAGAATAGATAACAGTATTTTTAATTTAGAAGAATGGCAAAGCAAACTAAGTGGTTTGTAACACCAAAGCGCTAGCTCCTAACTAGCGCTTTTTTTATTGACGTTCTTACTTCCCCAAAATGCTCTAAACAATCGCATTAATCCAAGCGTTGAAACGGCAATACCTACAATCACAAATTCAAAGTACCAAGGCGCACCCTCATAGCCCATTGCTTGCCAGCCTTTATGCATGTAAGGTTGCATTGCCGGTATAAAGTGGCAAACAAACAAACCCAAAAAGAATAAAATGATCACTTCATCCATGATGGTTTTGTCGCGGTTCTTTAAAACAAGAAAGTCATAATCAGCGTCGTTTTGCTCGGCTTGCATACAGCGTTTTGCTTTGGCATTAAACTGCGCAATTTTAAAGTTGTTTTCAGCGCGTGCAACATCGGCAGCCATTTCGGCCGCTATCCGTTTACGCTCAACATAGCCACCGGTAAAATCGGCTATTGGGTCAGTGATGAATGAAACCAGTGTTTTTAGCCAGCCCATTATTTGCCACCTCTAATTAATTTAATAAAGCCCTTTGGGTCTTTGCTAAACGTTTCAATAAATTTATTGATCCCCTCTAAAATGTGCGGGGCCGCATAAGCGGTTACACCAATAACGCCCGTTTTTAAACTTTCATCAAATTGCCGCCACTCGCAAAACATAGCCGCCAAGTACGCCGCAAAAACAGCAATTAACACACTCATAAAATAATGAAAAAACGTAAATACCTTACGGCTTAAATACATTTGTATAGCCGCCGCTAAAAAGCTCAACATAAGCAACTGCCCCCACTGTTTAATAAATTCAATTATATCTATCCAGCTCATGCGTCATCCTTGGGTGTTGGGTTAAGGTCTGAATATTCAGGCTCTTTAAATTCAATACGCTGCGCTGCAGGTAAATAATTGTTTATACCTAATACATCTTGCTGCAGTGGCACCACTTCATTGTTGTAATAGGCGCGGGTAATTTTATCTAAATCACCAAAGCCAGCACTATCACCAGACGACTGGCCGCTTAGCGCTTCTTGCGCACGGTGCATGCTCAGCATATCGTTAAGCGTAATTTTTTTAATGCGTTCAAATTCGTCTTTAGTTGATATGTCACCCACAGGGGTAATCTTTATCGACTTTTCAGCATCGGCCTTATTACTGCGGAAATTAAAAAACAAACTTCTAAAATTACCCACGCCTTTGCTATCGCGTATGGCATTCTTTAGTGCTGTTTCATCGGCATCACTTAAGTTCGGGTCGGCCATTGAGAATATAAAACCCATGTGCGCGCCGTTCTTGTAATAGCGGCGCCTAAATAAAGTGGCATCTTCATTTAATAATGCCGACTGAATGCCTCCGTAATACTGCGGTATGCCGTAAATACCTTGCGCTGGGTCATACTCTTTTACGTGAATAACTTCACCGGCATTAAAGTAAATAGGCTCATGGCTGCGATTACTTATTTGTGCATATACGCCGCGCGTATCGGTATAACGCATAGTCAGTGCAGGCAAATGGCGCAGCTTAATGACCTGCCCAAATGAGTTTTTAATAATCTGCAAATAGGCGTTACCACTCCACAGCAAATCAAAGGCAAACTTACTAAGCGCTTGATGGCTTAACAGTGGGTTAGGTTTATACCATTTTAAAATCATGTTGCGCTTAAAGTAGAGAATGGGCCCGTGCTGGGCATTAACGCGCAGCAGCTTTACCAAACCTTGTAAACTTATTGGCGGTGCATAAATGCCGTAGCTATCACTAAATACCCCAATGTAATCGGTTAGCCGGTTATCTAAACACGGCTCAGGATCGCCAAAGCTAAACGAATCGGTAACCGCTGTTCGTTGGTTATAGTTAGGCGCATGGCCGTTACTTACTTGTAATCGTGGTTTCATTAAGCTGCAATTCCTACAGAGGTTTGGCGGCTGTGGGCATTGCCGTCCAGTGGTTCAAATTTCATAGCGTGCATAATTGCCCACGCAATATCGGCATGGCCTGTGGTCGCGGTGCGGTTTGTGGCATAGGTAATTTGGTCGCCAACCACTTTACGGCGAATATTTATAAACGAGCTGGCAATATTTACTGCGTCCTGGTCAAACTCAAAACGGCGGTTTTTAATTACGTTAATCGCCTTAATAACCAGTTGGTTTTTAATAATTGGGTTGTAATGTATTGGCTCGGCGTTAGGGTAAAATTTAGTGATCATCTCCCATACACCATAACCAATACCGGTGGTATCAACACCAATGTGTTGCACGTTGTATTTTTCGGTGAGTAGTTTTATCTCGCTGGCCATGGCTTCAAAGTCATTACCGCTTAAATCGACTGCTTCAAGTAAACGGAACTTTTCGCCAGGCTTCATCGGAGCACTTAACACAGCAACGCTTGCTTTATCACCAAAGCGGGCGGGGTCAAAGCCAATTACCACTGGCTTTAATGCAAACGGGCGTTCGCACTCTAAATCAAAATCATCCCATTTAGTTGAGTCGCCAACACAGGCCATAATTTGTTTAAGGTTAAATGCACTGTGGGCATCATCAATAAACTTACACATAAACAAGTTATTAAACTCATCCGTGCTGTATTCGTTTTCAAGTACTTCAATATCAATACGGTCAAAGCCACTTTTAACCACATCGTGCACTGTGAGCATTTGCCGCCAAATACCATCGTCACACAACTGCCCATGCTTTAAGTTTTTATGGCTAACATCAATGGCAAATTCAGGATCGTTACAGGCTTTGGTTTTTCTGTACCATTTACCGTTCCAATGGTCGTACGCTTCATGGCTGGTAACACTCGGCGTACTAAAATACGTAATACGCAAATGCTTATGCGTTGCCATGGCCTGCGCCAAACCGCGCAACGTTTTATAGTTTGGTATCCAAAACACTTCATCTATATATAAGTCGCCCGACTCAGATTGAGCCGTTCGCGCATTGGTACTTTTAAATATGAGCTTAACCGTTTTTCCGCCGGCTAAATTAAGCACCATCGGTGAGCCAGTTAATTCAATATTAAAATGCTCACGACACAACGCCACAATATTGGCTTTAAATACTTCGGCTTGGTCACGGCTTGCCGATATAAATATTTTGTTGCGGCCATTAACTACAGCATCGTAAAACGCTTCAAACGCAAAATAGAATGTGGCACCAATTTGACGAGGTTTTAAAATAAAGCGACTGCGGTAGTCTTGGTTTTCAAACCAATGTTTTTGGTGTGGGTAAAGTAGCTTGTCTTTAAGCTCGTTAAGCATATCAACGGTAATGCCAGAGCAATCGTTTTTCTTTTTCTTCTTCGACTTTTTATTGCTACCGCCTCCATTATTGTTCCCCGCATCATCATTACTGGCACGTTGTTTAGGGGCAGGAGCAAGCTTACTTTTATTAAGTGCACATAATTGGCGGGTGCAAAAATCTAACTCTTTGTAGTCGGCATCGGTTTTATCTTCTTTATCGGCCAGCACATTAATGCGTTTGCTGAACGCCATTTCAGCATTATAGCTTGGGCACATATCCTCCCACTTACCAGCCTCAGCCCAACGGCGAATACTACGCGCACTCGGCATATCGTCAAGCTCGGCAATTTCATCCACCGTATAGCCCTCAACAACATACAAGTCTTGTGCTTTTTTGCGTATTTCTGGTCCGTAGTTCGCCTTCATAATGCACCGCGTTAATTAATCCATAGCGGCAGTGTATTAGTAATAAAGCGCGTAATCTGTTTGTTAAAAACCTGTCATTTCCTAAAAGCTAAATATAGGAATTTCAAAAAGTTAAACCGTTGGAAAGGATTAAAAAGAGGGTGCAAACTGCAATTACTTTAAAGCAAAACGCTTAACTAAAAAACATTTTTAAAAGGTTTGTTTATGCCAGGTCAACTACGTACAAAACCACTTTCTATTGCCGCCGTTGGCATGACCGTTGACGGCCGCGAAATTACAGAGCAAGACGTAGCCGACATTGTAGAAACCTACAACCCGCGTAAATATGGCGCCCGCATAAACCTTGATCATGAATTTAACTGGTCAGGGTGGGCCGCTAAAAACCTACACAATGTTGATATACCCGGCATGTTGGGCGATGTAGAAAGCGTTGAAGCCTACGAAAACGAAGAGGGCGTTGTATGTTTATACGCTGTACTTGCCCCAAACCAAAGCTTTGTACAGCTCAATAAAGCAGACCAAGCCGTATATTTCAGTATCGAAATAAGCCGCGATTTTATGGGCTCTGGCAAAACCTACCTAACCGGCTTGGCAGTGACCGACTACCCAGCAAGTTGCTATACCGACCGCATTCATTTCAGTAGTAAGAGCAAAGCAGACGACACGGAAGTCGCCTTATTAACCGTTGATTTAGGGTCATGTGAGCCAATCGACACACCTAAAAAACCCTTTTTTAAACGACTATTCGCAAAGGAAGAATCCGACATGAACGAAACGCAATTAGCCAATGCATTAAAAGATGCACTCGGCACACCGCTTAGCGAGTTTGGCAAAAAGCTTGACGGCCTAACAGCAAAGCTTGATTCATTCTCAACCACCAACGTGGAAGACGAAGAAACTCCGCCAGAAGATAATGAAAACACCGAAGTTGCTCAGCTTAAAGAAGAGCTATCAAGCACAAAAACAGCACTGGACGAACTAAACGACCCTGCTTGCACGTAGTGGCTTAGGTTTTCAAAGCTGGTAATTAAAATGCCGCGCTCTGGAAAGAACGGAATTTTAT